ATCAACTATGTAAATATATAGGAATTGTGTTATTCTTTTATATTTATTTCGTCCATATAAGATTTTTCCTCACCTTCTCTCAAAATTTTCTTTTCATCCTCAACTGTATTTAACAAATCACTCAAACCTTTTAGCGACTCCAATGATAATGGAGATTTGTTTTTGTATTTATGTGTTACGGATAAATCAGACTTTCTATTATTTTCCAAACCGCCTAATGGGTCTTCTCCGAATGGATATTTACTAGCATCTTTTCTTCCAGTTTGATCTCTTTCCGCTAATTTTGCTGGCGACTCACTAGGTTTGCTTTGTTTATCAGCTGGCTTGCTCTCACCGGGTGGTTTTTCTGTTGGAGGCGTTGTATCGGCTGCTTCTGTGTCAGCGGCTCCATCTGTTGGACTGGCCCCAGCGTCTCCATCACCTTCGTCTTTAGATTGTAAGAATTTAATTGCTGGATCGTTACCTTCTTCTTCGATCTGTTTAAATCTATATGTGCCCTTAGCATCATCAACCAATTGCTTTTGCAAATCAATCATGTCTTGGTCACTTAAACCAAATACATTTTCATAAATCCACTTTTTACTAAAAAATTTATTTTCTTGCATGTCTTTGGAGACTTCAACTTTGCTCTTCCAAACATCGATCTTTTCTTTTTCAAAGATTGTAGATGGATTTGTCAATTCTAGTGTAAAGTCTACTAAAGATTCATCACGGTATCCTTGTGAATATAAATGAATGACAGCGATCTTATTCAGTTCACTAACAATAATTCTTTGAATACGTTGAATTGTACGTGCAAAACGAATATCTTCAGCCGCAAGAGTAGCTTTACCGCTCAAAGATTCATCATAACCCAAGAATGCTTTTGGAATCTTGAGTGCAGCCATCATCTTATTACGAAGATATTCAATATCGTCTGTACCGGTCCATTCAAGACCTGGTAAATTATCAATACTAGTACCACTATCACTTCCACGAACTGGCAAGAAGAAGTCTTCAACCATGTTTTGTAGGTTGAAACGTAAATTGTAATCGCCTGTTTGTTGATCCAAATATGGAGTCTTTTTCATTTGGGTCATTATTCGTTCCATATGATTATCAACTTCATTTGGAGGAATATTACCAATATCAACTTTGAAAATTCTCTTTTCTGGAGCGCGCATGATACGATGAATTAACATTGCGTCTTCCATCAAACTTAATTGTTTCCAAACACGACGAGCGCCTTCCAACATACTCTTACCATATGGCAAGAAATTGCTATCACTCAATAATCTAAAATGTGCAATTTGGTAGTTTTCTAAATCTTCTAACTTATTTCCATATGGAAGATTAACTTGGAATTTAACAAAATTTTTATTAGTTATATGTGCATTTTCAACACGGGTAACATAATAGGTACTCAATGGTTCAACCATATATACGCCGTATTCTGGACTAATGTGTAAACGAAGATAAAAATCTCCGTACTTAACCATACAACGTGTCCAACTCCACAAGTTGAATTCAATGTTTAGAATATCATAGAATAAATTATGAAGAATATTCTTGATTTCGTCATTGGTAGATTTAATCTGTAAAATATCACCCATTTCATTTCTGGTTGTACATTCATCTGCATAAATGTCAAGTGCGGATGCAAGAATTGGATCCATATCCATGGTATCATAATCACGAAATAGTTCTACACGACTACTTTGATATGATAGGTTGAAATCTCTTGTATATTGATTATATGATGTAGTACGTAATCTATTAAAACGATCTCTTAAACTATTACGATCTGTAGCATACTGAATTTCATCGGTATCAATTACCTTTAATTTTTTACCGCCGATATTACGAACAATTACATCGTTTGAAAACAAACGTTTCAAACGTGCAAATAATGAACGATTTCTTAATTCCTGAAATGATTGATCTGCCATATATTATTCTATTATATAAGTATTTACAATAACCAAGTTAAACTTTCTTTTTTATCGTTTACCGTAAATTCCATGGTTTTGTGATGGTCCGCAATAGGACTTACATCTTTCTGAACAGTAACCGGACTAGTTACTTTCGATATCTTAGAAATCATAGCTTTGTTATAAGCGATTTGATCATTTCTAAGCCTCAATGCAGTTTCTCGTACCCACAATCCAATGCCTATAGACATAACCAAATCGTCATTATAACCCCGCATCGCTTCTGCTTTTGGACCATTCCAAATAAACACGTTCAATTCTTCATACAATCTTTTAGACTTCATAATCACTTGTTTTTGTCTAAAAAATAACTCCAAATTACTTACTATTAATGGTCTATTTTTACTGGTCGTTGTAAATCCAGCTACCAATTTTTTATCTTGTGCATGTAACTTATTGCTATAAGATTTCTCTACGTCTACAATAGTAAGATCTGTTGCACTGTAAAATGTATTTTGATAGTCTCTATCTATAATCTGTTGAAGAGTTCCCCAACCTACGTTATTATTTTCTACCACTAACAAAGCATTGTTATATTCGGTAGCTACACTAACCAATAAATTGCCATAATCTTTTGTAGTTAACTGACCTTTATATTCAGCCACTTGTTCCATGGTTTCAATATCAATAACATGAAATGCACTAAAATCTCCTCCGTCTCCTCTAGCACAGTCCGCCGTCAATATGTAGTTTTTGGTATAATTAGGATAATCCCAAATCCATAAATCTTGATTATTACCACGTTTTTCTACAGGATCTTTTAGATACGTTTGTTTATAAAACTCAAGAACCTCTACACTAACAACTTGATTACCAGATGTACTAAAGTCACAATCACATTCTTGCGCTGCACCTTTTACACCGGATAATTCTGTCTGTTTATCTCTCCAAGCTTGATCTCTTTCTGGATGCAAATGCCATGGTAATCTTATAGTCTTGAAGTTATTCTTTCCTTCTTCAGCTTCGACCCAAGTTTTGTGGAAGAAATTGCCAACGCCATTTGGAGTACTCAATATAATAGCTCTACCACCAGTACTCAATGTATATTGAGCGGATAGCCAAATTTCTTCAATGCCATCGATAAATGCAGCTTCATCAATGATTAGTAATGATAGTGCAGATGAACGACCTGCTGTGCCGGCAGATGATACTGCTTTGATTTGAGAACCATTCTTTAAACGCAATGATAATCTATTATCTTCTACACAAGGAACTTTCAACCAACTTGGTAAATTGTCATTAGCAAATCTAACTTTAGTAACAATTTCTTTTGCAGTTTCTTGGGTAATACTAATACAAAGAATATTCTTATCGTTATGAAACGTCATTAACCACAAACTATAAGCCGCAGTAAGAGTACTAATACCCATCTGACGACTCTTAAGAACAATGTTTAATTGATTATCAACGAAGTCTTGTAAAGCGTCTTCTTGAAATGGATACAATTCAAATCCAACAGTACCTCTAATAGGATGTTGAATCTTGACGTATTTTTTCATGAAGTATATAGGATCTTCTATACACTTCTTATACTCACTTTTTATTATTTCTCTGAGATTTGGCTGACTCATACTTTTCTTCGTACTCTTTTATTTTAACATTAATCTCTGCCAAACCTACGTTGATTTTAACTAAATCATTGGTTACATCTTCAAGAATTTTAGTATAATCTTGAACACCTTCCCATCGTTCAAATGAACCATCTTCTTCTAAGAATTCAACTGGTTTGCCTTGATTTTTTTGACAGAACGTTTGACTTTCTTCAAACTTTCTTTTATAGTCTTCTAAAATACTACGTTCGTTTTTAAGATCCTGTAGTTCGTTATATACTTCAAACATTCCCATCATTTTTAGTTCAGTTTGAAAATTGATAAAACAATCATAACAATATCCTGTTTTTGGCCACACACGATCATCCAAATAATTACCCCAACGAACATCCATATTACAACATTTACAACGTTGTTCATTGATAATGGTAGCACGTTTTGAAATTCTACGTTTGCTTCCATTTTTCCAAACCCATTTTCTGCCTTGACCGTCCTCCCATTCTTCACCTTCTTTGCGTTTATTGTTCTCCAAATTGGCATCATAGCCAACTTGTACGAATGGACGATTACCTTCTAGGTAATCTTTAACAATGCCTAGATTACTTTTACCTGATGCTTTCTTCATAACAAATACGTATTTAATTTATTTCTTAAACTTACTGCCGAGACCTTTTATAATAAAACTTCCTGTAATTTTAAATGGATTGCCATAAATACTTGAGTCTCTCACAACTATACCTTCGTGTTTTTCCAAGTCTCCAATTTCACTGGTAGCATTTTTTAATATTTCATCTCCCAATTTAATTGTGGTTAAATAAACAATAGTATCATTAACTATTTTATTTACATCTTGACCTGGAAAATCTTGACTGATATTCTTACTATCTACCGCTTTTAAAAATTGTTCACGGGTAATAAGAGGAGTTTTAAACTTTAATCCTTTTAACCAATCTTTCAAAGACTTAGTTACAGCTTCGCCAGTGGGATACAATGTAACTTGTTGCGTCAAAACGCTTGCTAGTTTTGGTTCTGATTTGAAAGTAGTGTCAATGCTACCCAATACCTTAAAACCACTTTTCATAGCAACCTTATTTAATTTGTTTATATAAGACTGCATTGCGGTTTTATCATATGGTATTTCAACAGCTTCTCTTGATTTAACACTTCCGTCTTTACCAAATGTTTTTGGTTTAATTTCTTTTAATCCGTGGATAGCTAAAAAGTTTCCAATTTCACCATATCCCAACACATTTGTTTGTCCCTCTACATATTCAATGTTGAATAGTATATTAGGATTATCTAGTAACCCAAGCGTTTTCAATTCGGATCTTGTGGATGGAATTGCAGCATCAAAAATATTGATAACTTTAGTACCTATATTAACAAATCCGTGACCGGTTCCAAATCTTGTCTCCAAATCTTCAGGTCTCATTCCTTTGATATCAAGTGGTTTTGCTGATCCACGATCCATTACAAATTGACCGTTTACCATACGGATACTTGCATTAACACCGTCAATCTTTACACTACCGGCGCCTTGCTTCAGAGACTTTACTGCTTTCGCAAATACATCTACCAATTTAGCGCCAGTATTTACAAAATCAAATGGATGTGCCATATGTCCACCTGCGCCGCCTTCTTGTATTACCTCACTTAAAATGTTATTTAGTCTTATCATATGGTTTTAAAAATGTTTTATCAAATACAGTAATTGCTTTTTTGTAAGAACTCTTAGTTTCGTCTAAACTATTATCAGTAAATTGCCAATTCCAAAATAATTGGTCTGGTGTTTTGAATCCAAAAAACTGAAGTACTTCTTTTTGTGTTTGTGTAACATCTTTGCCATTCCAATTTTGTCCAGTTGCAATGAATCCTGAATCTATATCTTTTACTATATTGCTTTCACCCAAAGTAGAATGTCGGTTCTCAATCCAAGTCAATCTTTCAATTAATTTCTGATAAAAACCATTAGCTTGTCCCCATCTTACACTAGCAAAAAATAAAACAACATCGCTTTCAAATAATTCTTTACTTATTTTCCACAATTCATCGCTTTTATTATTTATACTAGCCCAACAACGATGTTCTCCTGTTGGGTTTTTTTCTTTATCTTTTAAAGATGAATCTTTTGTACCACAATGATTTCCCCATTTTGACGATACATTGCCCTCACACGGAACTATATTTAATTTGGTTGTATCAATCAAAGTTACTTTTTCTTTGCCTAATAATTCTTGTATTTTAAATGCAAGTTGTGTACTTTTAGCAATATCGTCTTTGTGACCACTCCATCTATTACTGGTTGTAAGCAATAGTACTTTGTTCTTGGTACGTAAATAATCTATTGTTTTTTTGTATTTACGAGCATAAAGATCCATATCTTGCTCGCTTTGAGGAAGTTTGGCTTCTAATAATAAATCGTTTAAACTAATCATTTTGATAACTCGTCTAGTTTATTTTGCATTGTCATACCACGAATCACTTCAGGTGTGCCGCCGTTGTCTCTATTAAAATAACGTTTATAATTGCTTAGTGCAACGTCTAATCTAGCTTTATCAATTGGTTCTTTTGATAAAATATCCTTTACCATTTTTAAGTTATTAACTACCAAAACATTTGTGTCATCGATTACCTTGTCAATTAACTTTAAAAGAGATGGATCTACGGCGTTTTTAACTTGTGGGTTAGTTAAATCCTCAACGATTCGTGTTAATAGTATCATAAATATAAATATACCGATCAAACAAAAAACCCCGCTTATTTCTAAGCGGGGTTCTGTTTAATTTTCTTTATCCTAGATTAGGCAGAAAATTGAGCGCCCGTTGGGAGTATATTAAAATCGAGTATAATAAACTCAGCGGTTCTAGTTGGTTGGATATAGATTTGTCCGTAGAGGATGTTACGATCAATCAAGTCAGGAGTATTGTTTTCAGCATCCATCTTGACTTGGAATGCGTAGATACCGTTACGTTGTTGTACTGATTCCAAATATGGAGTTACAATACTCAAGAAACGATTTCTTGTAGAAGCAACGTTTTGTTCGAATACCAAGTAGTTGCTTGAACTTGCGATAAACTTCTTCAAGTTGATCAACAAACGACGTACATTGATACGATCCAAAGCGCTTGGGGCAATTTGTAGAGTCTTTTGACCCCATACACAAATACCTTGGCCAGGGAATGCTGCGATTGGATTTACACGGCCTTCGTACAATGTATCACGTTCAGCGTGGGTTACACGATCAAGTACTTGTACTGCGGTTGGAATACCACCACGGTTTAGACCGGCTGGAGCGTACCATTCAGCAGCGGAGTTATCGTTAGCAGCGTAAACTGCTGGCAATACTACTGAAGGAGGAACACTAATAATCTTGTTGGTATTAGTATCTAGGATCTTAACCCAAGGATAATAAGTACCTACATAGTTACTGTCAATGTCAGCGACACTGTTTATAGCAGCATCGATCAATCCTACAGTTTGATTACTTGCTGGGAATACTACGTTATCCATGATGTAGAAACAATCTTGACGAGTTCCACACATATCGATTACCAATTCAGTAACATAACTGTGTAGAGAACGGAAGATACCAGGCAACACGATCAAATTAATATCAAATTCATCTGCGTTACCTAGAGCAGCAATACATTGTTTGTAAGCAATACTACCTGGACTATTAATGTTTGTACAATCTAGACCTTGAGTGTTGCCTGGAGTAATGTTACTACCAACATTGATTGGAATTGCTGGCCATTGACCTTCAAATCCACCTTGGAATCCAAGTACGAACTTACGTAGTTTTACATATGTAGATTCATTCACAGCATCATATATACTTGGAATACTACCGCTCAAGCTTGGGTTTAGTAATGAACCAGTACTCGCTGATGTACCTTGAGCATAATATTTAGCGGTAGATGTACCGTAAACTTTATCTTCAAGATCGAAGTCGATATTCAAACCATTACTATCGGTGCTACCATAATATGGCAATGGATTGAAATATTGTTTAGTGTTGTTATCTACACCAACTCCAAAAGAAGAAGTTGGATATAGAGATTGAATCTCGGAATCAGTTCCTGGAACTGCACCGAACACAGTGCCAGATGGATACTTACCAGGAGCTAGACCATAAATACTTGCTTTACTATATTGTACGTATGGTACATAGATGTTTGCAGTACTATTGATCGGAGTACTATAAGATTCAAATCCATATGGTATACAAACAACTGGATATGCTACATCAGACATTTCGATTCTGATATATCTACTCAAGTTAGCATAAGTACCATATTGAATGATCTTACCAGCATAAGTAATATAAGCATATCTATCACCAATTCTACGTGCAATAAAGTTTGCACTGTCTGGATCTAGATTCAAGTTTTGGAAGATTTCCAAATACTTAGGCTTCTTATCTGTATCACTATAAGCACGAACGCCTAGAGTAAATGAACCCCAATCGCTTCCTGGAACTGTACCAGCCAACTTAACGTTGCTAATTTCAATCTTGTATTTATTGTTGCTCAATGTACCATCACTCAAAGTGTGAGCTTTGAACAATTGGAACTTAGTTGGAACAGCAGCTTCGTTTGCACTACCTTTGAATGGAGAAATCTTTTGTGAATATACCCATGGAGTATAAGCGTTTGTAATACCAAATTGACTGTCTCCAGCATTTAAATTGGTACTATATTGATCGACAAACTTTAAAGGTTCGCCTACGATTGTACTTCCAGATAGACTATTAGTACCAACTTGCAATCTCCAACCCAAAGTACTGGTCTTTTCAGCTACGAACTTCTTGATACTGTCTTCAAATAGAACATAGTTGTAAGCAGCTTCAACTTTTTGACCGGCAATTTGTTTGTCTGGATTTCCAACAGTTGGATCGATTCCAAATACATCTTTAATATAGTTATTATCATTTTCATTTAGACTGAAATCATAATATCCATATGTACCGGAAGAAACACTGCCATTTGGATTTGAGAAACTATATCTCAAAGCCAAATTATAAACGTTTTCGTTTGGATTAATCAAGTTCTTATATGGGAATGCGCTACTTGTTAATTGACTTAATGTTGTACCATTAAATCCATACACTTCATAGTCGTTACTAAATTGTGTAGAAGCATTTTGGGTATTTGCTAACACTGCCAATATCATATTTTGACGACCTGATGTATTTGGATTACATGGGTCGTTGCTATTCGTACCATTTGGACTAAATGTTCCTGTGTATTTAGCAAAATTACCACTGATTACACCTTTAAGTTGTAGACCAGCAACACATGTTCCTGAACCACGTAGAGACTCAACACTACCACTTATGAGTCTCACAGTACCACTAGAAACATTCAATACATCTGAGTCATAGTCAACTATTACATTTCCAGCTGTATTTCCGAAGTAAGAACTAGAAAATAGAGCTACTGTGGTTGTGCTTTCAGCGAATGCTGTAGAAATTACAGTTTCAGCACTTACATCTTGTGCTTGTACACTAGAACTTAGATAGTAATATGGATAACTTGAATTACCTGGTGCGCCTTTCTTAGTGAATAAAATAGGACCAATACTACCCAAATTGAGTTGTTGACCGGCGTATAATACGCTACCACTTAATGTTCCTGTGCCATCTGTTGATGCCGCGTTTACTAAACTTGTAGCAGCTACAGATCCGAATTTTACATTAATTGCACCGCTCAATGACAATCTCGAATTGTCTACACGGAACTCATAACTTCCTGTAGATTTAGCTAAATTGTAAGTAACCGAAGAGAAATTAGTTGTTTGATTACTTGGCAGTTTAGCAAATACTAATCCGTATGTAATAACATTTCCGCTTAATGTATATGAAGCGGTCAAATAACTATAATACGGATAGGTTGTAGAATATGGAGCGTTATTTTGAGTACCAGCAACATTTCCAAATGTATTTGTATCAAATACCAATGAATCTGTAGTTGCACTCTGAGATAAAGATCCTGAAAAACGTGATTTTTGGAAATCAAAATTTGCCAAACTATAGTTAGTTGTTTTGCCTACTGTAAAATTACGTCTTTGTACAGATGCGGTAAATTGATTGTAATAATCGGTAGTGGTTATTTTTAATACTTTACCTTTACTTCCAGAAGAAGCCAATGAACTTGATAGTGATAAATAATATGGCAAACTACTAATATTATTCAACAAAAACGATGAAATTTCACTGGTAGATGCTTTGGTTACTGTAATTTTACCATTTAATCCAATAAAATTATTTTTTCCAACAGCTGTGTTATTACTACCAGATGAATACAACACGGAACTACTTTGTTGATAATTAATATTGGTAGTATAACTAGTATCATCTAAATACATGAATGATGCTGTTGTAATAGCACCTGCGTCTGCTCCACGATCCCATGATCCTGGTTGAGCATAAACGATCAATGGACTCTTTTGCCAGTAACCAGTTAGACCACCTACGCGAACAACTGTAACGATACCTTGTTGTTGTAGATATTCTTTTGCGGTATATGGACCATAATATACTCCGTCAGCTAAACCGAAAGTACTTTCTAAAGTAGATACTTCGGAGATTGTTGCTGGGAAGAATGCTGGTCCGTCAGCAAATGGAGCTACTATAGCTCCACCTATATTTGCGACACCTTGGGCTAGTGCCGAAAGATCGTTTTCACGGGTAAAAACCCCTGGACTTACTATATTTTGTGTTGGTGCGAATGTTCCACCTTCTTGTATTGGCATAATTTTAATATCCTTTCAAAGTTATATTTAATCTATAAATATAAACAAAAAAATCGAAGATGAAACTATTTATTATATCTTTTATTATTTTATTATAATTCTTGTATAACTCGGTCAATTTGTTCTTTTACCATATCAAATGATATCTTTTTACTACATTCAAAGTCTTTTTGTCTCGGGCAGTACATCCACCCCCCTAATATACCATCTTTATTATTTATGGATGGATCATTTAAGCATCCGTTGCAAACATTCTTATTAATAACCCTATAACAATTCGAATTAAACTCATTATAAGTGTCCGTACAGCCTGATATTAACACTACTTTTTTATTCAATGCCCACGCTAACCAACTAAGACCGCTACTTAAACCGATAAAAAACGAACAGTTTTTGATTTGGTCTATTCTATATTCGATTGGATAATTTCCTGTTTCATTAAATGCTTTTTTGGGAATATTATTCCATTTTTCTTTAGATCCGAAAACCTCATCTTTGTCTATGACGTAAACATCATAACCCAATCCTCTTATATATTTTACTACTGAATCCCAACCAGATGAATTATTCCAATATTTAAGTTGTGCAGTTGAATGAACGCTTATACAAACATATTTTTTCTTTTTGTTAAATTTATATTTATTAAATTCTTTAATATTTGGTATTATTTCTTTATATTCAATTCCTAATTGATCACATGCCAACTTTTGCATGGGTACATTTGTAAAATGAAAATGAATCTCAAAATATTTATCATACTTTATGGTCATATCTGGCTCTACAAAATATACATTTGAATTATTAGATTTTAAAACAGTATACCATTTTGTTTTTACATACACGTGACCGCCGTATATACGTTGATACTCATCTGCATATGGAGAAAATGCAATACTGTCTCCTAATGCTTGGGTACAAAAATTAATTACTGTATTCATTTTTAATATCTGATATACATTTATCGATTTGTTCTTTTACCATTTCAAATGTTATCATTTTACTACATTCAAAGTCTTTATTTCTAGGGCACCAGTCCCATTTACCAGAATCAAACTTAAAACTAGTATCATTCCAACAACTGTTGCAGACTGATTTATTATGTACCCTATACGGTGTAGAAAATTCAGATTTTGGATCGGAAAAACCAGAAATCAAAATTACCGGCTTTCCAACCATCCACGTTAACCAAGACAATCCGGATCCTAATCCAATAAAAAATTCACAAAAATATAAATCATTTATACGTTCGCTTATAGGCAAGTCGCCGGTTTTATCTATAGATTTTATTGGTATTGTATTCGAATAATTATGACCCCCTATGTTTTTTGATTTATCTATAGATACTACATCATATCCAAGTGAATTCAAATAGTCAATAACCTTATCCCATCCATCTGGATTGTTCCAGAATTTAGCCTGAGCAGTTGACAGTGATCCAATACAAACGTATTTTTTATTAAAATTATTCTTTAAATTAGTAGGCTTTACAAATTTAGGTTTCGTTTCTACATAATCGACTCCTAGTATTTCCGACGACATGTGTTGTAAACTTTGAGTGCGCCAATCGGTAGGAGATGATGATCGATCATCCGCATCAAAACATCCAATTTTATAAGTGGCAAAATAAGTTTCATCCGAAACATGATTGTAATTAAAAAAGTTTATATTTGGATATTCAGATTGAAATAATTCTTTAATCGGGGAGTAGTAATCTACAATGCATTTGTGTTTCTTTTGAAATGAATCTATGGACGAAATCCAAGCTATTCCATCTCCGAGTGCTCCAGATTCATTTACGATTTTTACTCGTTTACCATTTAGATTTAAATTGTAAATCATAGATCCTTTAGTTTCCAAATCAAATACCTCTACCCTCCAATCAATAAAATATTTAAATGACGACTTAGCCCACATATTATTGGATAAAGTAGATTCATAAACGACATTATTATTTTTATTGTCGATCATTTTCACGTTGTATTTTTTTGACTCGGAACCAACTATTTCTACTTTACACCCTTGGTTATAGTCCAAAACTACTTTATTGGTGGTTTGTCTAGGTGGTTGATGTTTAATTGGAGTTTCGTTATAAATTTTTAAAAGTTGATCTCTCATAGTCATTTCTATGTTGTAACCAGATAATAAATTATTTTCTACAATATTACCCCAGTTTTTTTGTT